ACGGCTCGAGAGTTGGTAGGCGATACCGTCATGTTTGAAGCCAAGATAAGCGAAACAACGCTAGGCAACGAGGCGCTTGAGCTTGCAAAAGACGGCGTATTGGACAGCGTAAGCGTAGGCATTTTGCCCGTCGAATTTAGTTTTGACGAGGCTGGCACCATGGTTGTAACCAAGGCCGATTGGCAAGAGCTCAGTTTGCTGCCCTATGGCGCATTTGAGGCCGCCAAGGTGCAGCGCGTCGCGGCGAGTATCCACCAAGAGCCCGACGAAATAGAGTTAAATAATACACAAGACGAAAACGAGGAGTTAACCGAAATGGAAAAGACCGTAGAAACACCAGCCGTTATTGAGGCCGCAACCGTGCAAACCATTTATGCACAGCCTCGCAAATTGCGTTTGCCAAGCACGTCGGAATATATCGCTAGCTACGTACGTGGCGGCGCCGACTTTGCACAAATGAACGCAAACATTAAGCAAGCAGTTGTCGAAGCTGCACCCGGTGTTGCGCCATTCATTAATACGGAAAGCACCCCGGGCATATTGCCAGAAATCATCACCGGCAGCGTCTACGATTCGCTTAACCCAATTAGGCCGTTTGTTAGCGCAATCGGGACTAGGGCAATGCCGACAGCTGGCGCCACATTCCGCCGTCCAGTAATTACAACTCGACCAGTTGTTACACAACAGGCCGCACAATTTGACACGCTCAACGCGTCAACCGTTGTAGTTTCAAACAACGACGTTTCGAAACTAAGTTTTGGAACATACGTCACCGTTTCCGAACAAGACCTTGATTGGAGTGACCCGTCAAGCATTGACATTATTTTGAACCAGCTCGCAATCGCTTACGGACAAGCAACCGACAACTACGCCGTAGACACTTGCCATGCAGCAATCTCACAAACTTCCAGCGTTGCAGATACCGCTAAAGGTGCAGATTGGGTAGCAGCAATTTACGAGGGCGCCCGTCAAATTTCGGCAAACTCTAACTACTTGCCAACGCACATGTTTGTAACGCCTGCAAGTTGGGCCGCATTGGCCAGCTCGGTAGACGATTCCAACCGTCCAGTATTTCCGTACACGGGTGCACCAAACCTTATGGGCCAAAACGCTGCCGGCAACTCGGCGGCTACTTCATGGAACGGCAACCCGCTTGGCTTGGTACTTGTTGTTGACAAGAACGCACCGGGCTCATTCATGGGACACGCTGCCGGCCCTGCCGCTGGTTTTGAATTCTACGAACAGCAAAAAGGCGCAATTAGCGTTGAGGTACCAGCAACTTTGGGCCGCACAATTGCTTTCCGTGGTTACGCTGCCGCTTTCATGGCAGACGCCACCAAGTTCGTCAAGTTCGTCTGATAGCCGAAAGGTAGGCCATTATGGCCGCTTACTCGGTCACACAAAAATACTTAACCGACAATTACGCGGTTTTAGTATTACAAACAAACGCCGACCCACTCGAGGTTGGGCAGTCTGTAGTTATTAGCGGCGTCGACGCGACGTTTAACGGCACGTATCTAACAGCGGATTTGCCGCAATACTATTTTACAGGCGTAGACGAACAAGGCTTTTTTACTTACGACTACCAGCTACCAATACAAAACCAAGTGTTATATGCGCGTACAGCTGCCAACGTAGACATTGTGGCCAGTACCGGCACCTTGACAACGACGCCGACGTGTACGTGGGTAACGCTCGACAGCCAAGTAGAGGATTGGTTAGGAATAGGCACCGCTACAGCTGCCGACGCCGCGTTTCTAACGCAATGCCGCACAAGTGCCAACGCTGTTTGCTACAAGCGACGACAACAAGCCGGGTACGTAGACAGCCTCACAACGTCACCTAACGACGCGGTAACGCTTGGCACCGTGGCTTATGCAGGGTTTTTATATAGGCAACGTGGTAGCGCTGGCATGGATTACGCGTCGTTTGACGGTATGACTACAGGCGGCTCAACAGGCTTTAGCCCAATGGTAAAACAGCTGTTGGGTATTGACCGCCCCGCGGTGGCCTAATGCCCGTACCCGCATACACCGACCTTTTTAACGTCGCGTTAGACGACTTGACAGCGACGCTAACAACCATTACGGGCATGACTGTCACGAATGACCCGCGCAACATTAACCCGCCATGCGCGTTTATTGACGCCCCTAGCTTTGTGGCGTTTAACTTTAACATTGTCGAGATTACGTTTCCGGTACGGCTCATAACCCTTGGCCCGGGCAACCTTGACGCCCAACGATCGCTAATGAATATGGCAGCTTTACTACTTGCTAAAAACGTGGCGGTTACTGGCGGCCGCCCAACGGTAGCGGTGTACGGTGGGGCCGAGTACGCCGCCTATGATTTAACTATTGACTTGAAAGCGAGCACTACAGGATGAGCAAATACACCGTTGTCAGCCCTCGATTAGGTACACCGGGCGCCGAATTTGACGCCGACCTAGCCGTAATGCGCGGGGCAAATATTGAGGCGTTGCTTACTGGCGGCTTTATTAAAGTATCCGCACCTAAGCCCGCAAAAAATGCTAAAAAAGACATAGACACAAACGAGGAGTAACCCCATGGCCACAACAACTTACCTAAGCAACCCGGACGTAATTATCGCAACGGTTAACTTGCGCGACCAATGCACCGCCGCAACACTTACGCGCACCGTTGAAGCATTGGAAAGCACCGCGTTTGGTGACACCGCTCGCTTTATGTCGGCAGGCCTTGAAAACAACGAGCTAACTTTGACGCTTTACATGAGCTACGCCGCAAGCGAAACATACGCAAGCTTGGCCGCCCTTGTCGGTACGCAAGTAACCGTAATTGTGTCGCCAGCTGCACCAGCAACGCCCGGCACCTACTCGGCAACCAACCCGGGCTTTACTTTGACGGGCACTTACCTAGAGTCTTTGCCAGTCATTAACGCAACCATGGGCGAATTGTCAACTATTGACATTACGTTTACTGGCGGCGCGTACACCGTAGACGTATCTTAATAACGGCCTACTTACGGCCCGACACGAAAGAGGCTAGTTATGCAAATGACAATACGAGTAGAGACACGCGACAACACCTACACGGTTGATACAAACCTATACGTAGTAGTGCTATGGGAGAGGAAATTTAAACGTAGCGCTGGCGATATGGCTCGACAATTTGGCATGGAGGACTTGGCGTTTTTGGCGTTTGAGGCGTCTAAAGCAAACAAAATTGTTGTACCGGCAGAGTTTGACAATTTTCTTAAAACAATTGTCAACATTGACACGGTAAACGACGAGCAACCAAGTTTTACCGAAGCGGCACCTACAGACGCCAGCTAGCCGAGGTGCTAGTAGCTGTCGGTTGGTGGCCGCCTAATATCCCGTTTGAGCTACAAGACTTGCAGACCGTGGCTAAAGTGTTGACAGAGGCACACAAAAAAAGGTAGCGACGCTATGGGCATAACCGGACAAATTGACGTATACGGGGTGCAAAACGCGTTAAAAGAGTTAAACGACATAGACCGCAAAATTAGGCGGCAAGTAACTAAAGACATTAAAACCGTTGGCAATCAAATTGTGCAAGAAGCCCGAAGCATGGTGTCTACACAATCACGTAGCAACGGTGCCCCGCTATCCGGTATGCGTCGAGGCTCGCTTATCCGTGGCCGTGAGGCGGCTTGGAACATATCCGAGGTGCAAGGCGGCTTTAACGTGCGCGTAGGTGTACGAGCAACTAAAGAGCGCTACGTAGATTTTGACCAAGGCGGCTACACCCGGCAAGTTGTTTACGGTGCCAAGCCATACCGTTTAATGGTGGTACAACAAAAGAGTTTTGCTGGCGCTATCTATGACCACGCGGGCGCGGGCATTAGCGGTATCCGCAACACAGCGTTTATTGCAAGTCTAAAAAAAGAGGTAGGCGACGCCCCACGTGTTATTGACAAGGCCGTGGAAAGCAACCGCCCGGCAGTAACCGCCGAGCTACTAAACATTGTGGGTAAAGTTATGCAACAGACAAACCGTAATTTGGTGGTATCCCGTGGCAATTAACATACCGATTTTAACGAGCTTTAGTGGCAAGGGTGTGGCCGACGCTCAACGCGAATTTAAGAGCCTGACTACTACAACGCAAAAGGCTGGCTTTATTTTGCAGCGCGCATTGCTGCCAGCTGCCGCCGCTATCGGCACCATAACCCAAGTTATTGCCCCGGCTATTCGAGCAGCCTCGGATTTTGAGGAAGCAACCAGCAAGGTAAACGTAATTTTTGGGCGGGCGTCTAAGAGCGTTAAAGCATTTGCAGACACCGCCGCCCGAGAGCTCGGCCAATCTAAACAGGCCGTGCTCGACGCTGCCGGTGCTTTCGGCACTTTTGGTAAAGCTGCCGGGCTAGCTGGCGAGGATTTAAGCCTATTTACTACAGATTTTGTAACGCTTGCTACTGACTTGGCGTCGTTTAATAACACAACGCCCGAGGAAGCCGTACAAGCCATTGGCGCGGCGCTACGTGGCGAGGCAGAGCCGCTACGCCGTTTTGGTGTATTGCTTAACGACGCAACCCTAAAAGCCGAGGCAATGGAATTAGGCATATACAAGGGCAGCGGCGCGTTAACAGCACAACAAAAGATTTTGGCGGCACAATCCGCTATCTATAAACAGACAGGCGACGCGCAAGGCGACTTTGCTAGGACAGCCGACGGCCTCGCTAACAAGCAACGCACCCTAAGCGCATTGTTTAAAAACTTTCAAATACAACTAGGCCAACAGCTGCTACCAGCGGCAACCGATTTTGCTAACGGCCTAGTAAAAATTAACGACGCGTTTAGCAATATGCCAACCCCGGCCACTAACGCCACAATAAAAGTAGGCAAATTTGGCAAGTTAATTGGCGAGCTCATTAACCCTATATCGGCGTTTGTTAACGGCTTGCAGGCTATTGGCTCGGGCTATTTTGACGCCGAGCAAGAAACGGGCGCGTACAACAAGGCGCTTGGTTTGTCGGCCCAACAGCAAATGCGCGTAGCGGACGCTGCCGGTGTATTTAATTCTAAATTTAAAGAAACAAAAGACAACGTTGGCGGCGCTAAAAAAGAGGTAGAGAGTTTTGCCACGGCGCTCAAAGACAAATTAAGCGAGGCAGTAGATACCGCTAAAGACAAGCTTGCCGAGGCCCAAGGCGAATTCGACGGGTTTGCCACCAAGGTAAGCGACGCCGTTAAGGGCGCACTAGATTTTAACGCGGCGCTCGAGTCAGGCGACTACGGTTTTAAAGGCTTTTTAGACGCCTTACGTGACCAAGTTAAAGGCGTCGTCGAGTATTCCGTAAACCTTGGCAAAGCCCTTGAAATGGGTTTAAGCCAAGACGCATTGGGTTACGTACTAGACGCTGGCAACGTCGCTGGAGCCGAAATAGCCAACGAGCTTATTAAGGGCGGTCAAACAGCTATAAACGAAACCAACGCGCTTGTAGCAGCTGCACAACAAGCTGCCGACAAGGTAGGCATACAAGCCGCAAACAAGTGGTACAAAACAGGCGTAGACCAAGCCCAATTTATTGTTAACGGCCTCGAGGCAGAGCTAACCAAATTAACGCCAAAACTGATGGCCAAAATGGACGAGATAGCCGCCAAGCTTAAGCGCTCGGTAAACATTGACGTAGTAGTAACCGAACGGGTAAACCGTATTGTTTCCACTATTAGCAGCTCAATACCTAAAATGGCGGACGGCGGCATAGTGACCGGGCCAACGCTTGCCATGATTGGCGAGGCAGGCCCCGAGGCTGTGATCCCATTATCGCAAATGGGCAACATGGGCGGCGGCGGCGTAACAATTAACGTGGCTGGCGGGTTGTCTACTAGCGCCGAAATTGGGCAAAGTGTTGTTAACGCGTTGCGGGCGTATTCGCGTACCGCTGGCCCGCTGCAATTAAACGTGGCATAACATGGCTGTAGCTGTAGTCCAATCGGGCAATTATGACCTACAAATAGCAACAGGCTTTTTACTTGACGCGTTTACGCTCGACGACGCTACGCGCGGAGTAATTGGAAGCACCGAATACGTGTTAGACGGTACAAGCGAATTTGCAAGCGTTTTAGACGGCGCGTTAAACGTCAACGTACGCCGAGGACGCCGCGACCAAGGCGACACGTTCGGCGCTGGCACCATGACCTTTACGCTCGACGACACGTTAGCGGGCGGCGTATTT